TGGAGTTGTAATTGATCTCCTGCAGTTATATTGCTACTTCATGTGTCAAACAGAACATCCTTTACCGGAACCTAGTCTTGAAGTTATTGACTGGATTGCTTCTGGCGACGATGAACTAGTTGTAGCTATCCCAGAAGTTCAGAAATATTACACTTTTGAGTACAAGCGAGAAATCCTCAGGAGGGATTTCGGCATGACCTTCACATCCTCAAGGAAAGATGCACAAGTAAAAGGTTATTTACCACTAACCCAACTTTCATTCTGCTCAAGGAGGATAATTAAGAAAGGAGGCTTCTATTTCGGAGCTCTGAAACATGAAAGCCTCATATCTCTCCTGCAGTGGACCTCGTCAATCTCGGATGCTCAGTTGGCAGGAAACCTCACCGCTTTCCTGTATGAATCTTCTTGCTACCCACGTGAAGAATTCTACAAATATTTTGACTATGCTCGCCGCTGTCTGGCCGCCTATCCAGGCCCCCGCGAGTATCTCCCTATACCTTTCACAAGGTCTTCTGTGGAGAAGCTGTCCCTAAATTTACTGAAATCCAAGATTAACCTGGCGGTTGAATACGATAACGAAGAAAGTGAAATACTAAGCTTTACGCATCATACTGCTATACCCACTGGATATACTCTTACCGTTTACAAGACTGAAACTACTGTACTCTACGTCTATATGGGATCTTGCTCTGGAAAAATGGCTAACGATCCGGTCTCGCACGTGAACATCATCACGCAGAAGATCGATGCAGCCACTGCAGTCTATTCCTTCAAAGAAGTAGGAAACCAAACTTTCGCTTGTACCGCAACTTGGGGCAAACTCAAAAGCACCGCCTCTGGTCTTGGCAAATCCACTGCTAAGAAAGCTGCTGCTACCAAGTTGCTGACCGCTCTTTACGAGCTGCCTATGAACTTTTCCTCTGAAGAAGTTGGCCTCGCTTCACCCTATGCGAATGTCATCATCGATCAGGAGAAAGATGGATCTTTCACGGCTACTGTAACTGACGACGAAAAACCCAAAGCCAAAGGATTTGGCATGCACCCTAAGGAAGCTGTCGTTGATGCTCTTATCAATGAAAATGTCCTTCCCGGGGTAGATGTTGAACAACACGCTGCTCCCCCTCAAACCGGAGTGAATGTTATGGCACCCGTTGGAGTAACCGACAATGTGTATCGTCCATCTGGAGCTGTTGACACCCTCATGCTTGGGCATGTTCCTAATGTGCTAGCCTCCACGGCTGGCATTGAAGGAGATCTCAAGATGAAGGCTCAGGCTACATGGCACGAAATCACTCGAATTACTACCGACTCGTCTCAAGTCTTTGGAAACGTTCTTTGGGAAACCCGATTGCTTCCCTCAGCTCTCCTCTCTGGCTTCAACCGAGAATGGGCTGAGCGTCACCAGATCATCACCGGCTCTATGGATCTTAAAATCCAGATCCAAGGCCAGGCCTCTGCTAAAGGAAGTGTTATCAT